GAAAGCCAATCATGCCGTCTGTAAAAAGACTAAGGGGAGAACCCTAAGGCCGTAACCATAGCGGATTTGCTGCCCGCAATGGACGTTTATGATTAAGCACATCGTCAAGGTATGACATACCCGTTATTAACGATGAACGAACGCAGAACGTTTGGGTGTTCGGTTGAACCCCACGTAACTGGAAATCTCGGATTAAGAGATAATATAATTAAAAAATAAGAGTAAAAACTCGAAACAATTGATTATGAATCAGAATAGACTGCCAAGTTAAAACAATAATAAAAACATGACTAAGGATCAATCTCCGCACTTAGTCTTTAGGAAACCAAAAAAGATTTCCAGGAGATAATCGACGCTATCGATTTAAATATTTAGCGATATAAAGGCCTCAGCAAAGAAGAAGCTGATGCGCTCTTTTCCAAGATCAAGTCTCCATATTTTAAAGAAGTGAAATATCAGGAGCCGAAGCCACAGTGTTCATGTAGACAAGTTTTAAAACTTTACAAAGTGTCCCAAAAAATGAATGTAAAGTACGTAAAATCTCTTTACTGTGAAAATCATGGCTACATGGTCTCCTAACATCAGGAGATAAAAAAGATCTTGATGGGGATAGAATTAAATCCCGGCCCTGAGGGTGTCATTTCATATGATTGTAGTGTATAGACTCACAAGCACACAATTTCATCGAATACACCCTTGTTTCCACTACTTGAATGCATAGGAGACCGTATATATTTTTTGAAAAATGAAGATTCTTAATGGAAGAAATATAAATACGTTAAAGGGCAATAACAGGATATACATATAGTGTTGTAGTAAGCTAAAAAGTACTTTGGCGTTAACACGTTATATGTATACCTGGGCTATGTTGGAATGTTAAGAAGCCTTAACAAGATATGTATTAAAGACAATAATGTCTATTACGGCATTTACAACATAGGAACTCACTCTCAAAAAGACGACGATGCATAGTTAAATTTGGGAGTATCCAAAGATCCGCGATATATTAAAGTAGGTAGCACGAAAGGTAGCGGAAACTGGGAAGACTATGATTGGGGAGAATACAACATAATAAAACCAAAGAATCATAGAGAGTTCAAGAGACAACTGGTGTAATCCAAGGGCAATGCAAAGAAGCAGTTAGTCCCAAAAAGTGTCATAAAAGTGAAAGAATAATGGATTTAAAATATGCCGCTCACTTACAGGTACCCAGCCACGGCACAAACCCAATATGGGGACTATCTACAACACAACGTCAATGGATACAAGTCCATGTGTCTAATATAAGCTATTCTCTTAGGCTAAGAGCCGATATTCTTCGAATACTCTAGATCTTATGACCGCGGTGATATTTAAGCCGCAGAAAGATATCTTGAAAAAGAAGCCACATCCTTTTGTACTAAGATGACATAATTCTATAGAGAGTACAAGTTCGATAGAAAATTCAAAGATAGCGAGGCTGCAGATGCTATGGATTATAAGCATGAGAAGTAGTACTGGGACGAAAAACTTACAAAGAAATCCCTTGATGGTCCATATTGCGTAAATGATATAGCTACATATCTAGACAACATCCAAATAGCTGTTGATTAAGTCCAAGTCACAAGTGATATATAGGGAATAAAGACATTTAAAGGTGTATATAGGACAGGGACTTCCATGAACGTAACGCCAGTTTACTAAGATGATGGACATGCTATGGCATTATTAGCACCCAAAAGAACTCCCACTATAGACGTTTAAAAGAATACAGAATAGATACTTTAAGCCGTCGACACCATGCAGTTAATGGCAATTTCAATGCCTCCCATTAAAGAAATTCCATTGATTGGCGCAACTACAACAGCAACTATTTCCAACGAATGGCAATTACCAACACTTACCAATGGCGGCGTTGAATATACAATATAAGTGGCTGAACCCGTAAATGAACAACCAGTCACGTTTTAGAATGCAGCCTATAGAGCCATTAAACGAACAAATTGCAATTACGTCAATAAGACCTATATCTTGTTCGAAAAACACGTCGCCAAAGCCTTCGACTGGATAGGTTTAGGATCAAACTTAGGCCCTATCGCACTGGCAAGCTCCGCAGGAGCCTTCAGAAGATCAGAGGGTGCGCCCTATACATTGGCATGGGTAGAGTACTTCAAAAATACCATGATGGTTGCCTGTTCAAAAAGTTTGCATATGGGAATGGAAATGGCTTACATGTTTGCTTCTAAATCGTCGATGTTAGCTCAAGCAAGTATCTAGAAAGGACTAGATCTCGGCCCAACAAGCATAATGTCTACCATTAGAGACGTGAGAGATCGCATGCAGGAAAAAATTACTGAAGAGGTTAAGGAGGAGGTTATAGATATAGCTAATAAATTTTACCACTCTATGCCCAGTATAAAAGATGTAAAAACGATCTTTAGTCAATCAATCAAACTAGAAGTTCCTACTATTCCAATATTAGAAGCGAAACCTGAAAAGGAATAAGAAGAGGAAAAGATCTTGGTTTAGGAGGTGAGAACTGAACCGACATAACCTGTTCGTAAAACGCTAATGGTACAATCTCAAGCTTATGTTCCAGTGGGTAGCGAAGAAGATGATACTGATAAAGCCAAAGCTGCAATGACCTATTTACTACTGTTCTTGGCAGGTATCATATATCCAATCCTATTGCATCTTGTAAAGAGAGGTTTTTGGAACTTTTTAAAGAAAATAGGTGATACATGCATAGGATGGTTGTTGGCTATCTTCGAGTTTCCGTTCGTCCTGATAAATAGAATTGATGTTAAACCTCAGGAGGCGAGTAGATATAGAAAAGTAGGTCGAGAACGTCGTCAAGGTGCCTATATAAAATAGAAACATCCAAAAAATGTCACCATGAAGAGAGGAAATCATGCACTACATAAACTGCAAGCATATGACAATGGCATTAAAACTGAGCAAATACTTTTTAATGATTGTTATTGTTAAGGTAAAGGAGCAACGTTGTCAACACCAGGACAATTTGGTTTGAATTACAATCCTAAATTCATGATGTATGGACAGTGCCCTAAGACCGTAGTACAAACATTCTTCGAACGTCAAGTTGGACCACATTTACAACCAGACCAGGACGTACTGAATGATTATTAAAAATTCATACATAAGGTTTTGCCGCTAATTATAAAGAAAATGACCTTAGTTATGCAACAATAAAGGCTTACCCTAGCCGACTACTATGCCAGTATGGCCGACAACAAGAAGCGACAATAGTATCAGTCTGGTGAAATACAATACAAGCAAGGCAAAATAATAAAAGTGTTGGATATCATGATCAAAGCGTGGTAATTAGATACAGCTTCTCGCATGGTTGTTGCGCCACACCCAAGCGTTAAGTGGATAACATGTTGGTATAACAAGAGTCTAATCGATGCTATGCATGAGGTAATGCCATAGTTTGTACACGGAATGTCTATGGTTGCATTGTCTAAGCATGTCATGTTCTAAATGTAAGGTTTGAATATAGATCACTTTAAAACAATAGCTGTCGATGGATCAAGGCATGATTCAAGATAACACAAAGTTCTTTTCCAATTAACGTAGCGTCCGATGCATACAAGGTTAATAGATGTGTTCACATAAATGCACGGACTGACAGAACAGGATAGATCTGTATTAATTGCATGCTGCCTAGAAGAGAAATAATATTTGTAGTTTAAAAGAAAGAACGAAAAAATATTTACAGCTACGTTGGATGGTACCACTACTTCAGGACTTAATGTTAAAACCACCTTCAAAAATACAGTAGATCAAGTTCTTGTTATAGCATATGCATTATCGAAGTGCGGTATAGATATTTTTGAAAAATAGGATCAAGCTAGACTGTTTGTAGCAGGTGACGATGTGATGCTAAAGATACATCAAGACAAGGCAAACTAGGTCAAGGATGAAATACTAAAAATCTTTGATACTAATGGAAAGTAGTATTATGGTCTCGGTCAGGCCTCAAAGAAGGTAGAAGTCACTCCGTATGAGAACTGGGACTTCTTATCCAAAGATGGTGTTTTGGTTGGAGGTTGTTGGGAATTTGCCAGATTATTACCAAGGGCATTAAAGTATACATTGAATCATACTACAGTTTAGGCCCCTTTAACTGATAGGTAACACGCACATTATGTTGCTCAATGTTTACTAGCGGATGCACCTACACATTACGCCATAAGTTCTTATGCTAACACATTACTTATCCCAGGATATACAGGTCCGAAACCCGGATTTTATGGATGGGAAGGTAATGTATTTGAAAAGTAAGCACATAATGATCAAGCTTGGATGATGAAGTATAAGAAAGATGGAATAAATCCAGGTTTCTTGGGACACGCATTCATAGATCCAGTCACAGTAGACCAAGTGTATGGCGCTAAAGGGGATGTGAAAATATAGAGTACAGACTCACATCCAAAGCACATAAAATCAGGAAGAAATGCCATTCTTACCAAATCAATAAGAGACAGCTAAGAAATTTTTAGCGGATTACAAAAAGAGGAAAGCCTTAGAAGAAGAACAAGCCAAGGCTTAAGCGGTCAAAGACTACAACAAACTGTTGTAATAAGCTAACAAAGCTGTTTAACTGATCGAGAAGAAGGAAGATATGAGACTCAAGAAAAAGGGTATTAACGATGTAGGTGGGAGCGCTACCACTACAGTAATCTCGAGTAAACCTGCACGTCCATGGGGCGGGGCAGGCCAGGCGAGAAGACCCGTCAAGTTTAGGCGAGTAGGAGCAGGGCAGAATAAACCCCAAAAAGCTAAGAGAAAACCCAGACAAAGAAAGAACGGGATGGGTAAGGTAGTAAGAGCACCAGTTGCTACAACTAGACCTATAAGAGGTATGAAACCAAAGTTGGCTTAGAAGAAGTAAGGAGACGGAGTGCGAATATAGCATAGAGAATATCTATAAGACATATCGTCTTCAGCAAATATCTTCGAGATAAACTTATAGAGGTTTGTAAATCCAGGGGATAGTGTAATGTTTCCTTATCTATCATAACTAGCTTCATGTTATAGTTATTATAGGTTCAAAAACCTAAAGTTCGATTACGAAGCATAAGCCAATACATCTGCAGTTGGCGCAGTATGGTAGCATTTCGATTACGCCGCAGATAATTAGCTTGTTGCAAGCTAAAGTTCATTGTGTAATGCAGAGACATTCTAGTAAGAAGCGGCTTGGAAGAATTAGCAGATGAATGTGCCAAAGATTTATCTCAACACAGAGGTTGCCAATAAATGGCATAAAATCATAGGCGGATAACCTACGGCCCAAGTTGCAGCTAACATGTTGTACTATGTAGGAGTATACACAGCTGCAAATAATGTCACGACAGACACAGTTTTAGGAAGCTTGTACGTAGAGTACGATGTCGAATTAGAGACTAGATATTAGTCAATAAATCAAAGCGCAAAACTTTATTATGCTATGCAAAAATAAAGTTAGAGGGCTAGAATGTTCGACAGTGCAACGTCAGTGATAGGCAACCTGCCCGTAACATTAGCATCAACAGGAAATACAATAACTTTTAACCAGGATTTTGTTGGTGCCTTTTTCTTCTTTCAGTTTGGTGGAGATACAGCTTCGCCAACATTGGGAGGTACGTGTACCAGGGCAGGAGAGCAGGACTTGAACAAGTCAGCGAGTGGTTCCTCGGGAACAGTTGACATAACTGCACTTGCAGGATAGACCCTTACTTATACAGTGGGAGCCGGAGATAGTGCGGCTAATGAGTATAGGTAATGGTATCTATCTGCAGGAGCAGACTTTAATGCAACTCGATCAAGTGATTGAGTATGCACCATAGCGCGAAAATCAAGTTCAGTGAACAAAGAAACTTACACAGCCATTATATGTGTATTTTAAAACGAGGAAAGGCC